CTAACAGAATATGTTGGTAACGAACATTTAAAACAAAAGGTAAGTGATTATCTTCAGAGTGGAGATGTACCTCACCTTTTATTTTTTGGTAAAGCAGGTACAGGTAAAACAACCTTAGCAAAGTTAATTGTTAACTCAATCAATTGTGATTATATCATTATAAATGCATCAGATGAAAACAATGTAGATACAGTTAGAAACAAAGTAAAGGGTTTTGCTTCCACTATTGGTTTTAAGGATATGAAAGTAATCATCTTAGATGAGTTCGATTACATGACACCAAATGCACAGGCAATCCTTAGAAACTTGATGGAAACATTCTCAAAACATTGTAGATTCATTCTGACTTGTAACTATGTAGAGAAAGTGATTGACCCAATACAAAGTAGATGTCAAACTTTCCAAATTGTACCACCATCCAAAAAAGAGGTGGCAGTACAAATCTCACAAATCTTGGGTAAAGAAGGCGTAAGTTTCCAACCAACAGACCTTGTACCTATCATTGATAGTTCATATCCTGATATTAGAAAGATTATTAATACTTGTCAACTAAATTCATCCAAAGGACAATTAAAACTCGATACAACCTCTGTAATCGATTCAGATATCAAATCTAAGGTAGTTGATATTCTTAGAGGTAACGATGATAAGAGAAATAAATGGAAAAATATCAGACAGGCTGTTGCTGATGCAAGAATATCTGATTTTACTGAATTATATTCTTTCTTATATGAAAAAGTAGATGAGTATGGTGGTAACAACACCTCAAATATTATCCTCATACTTTCAGAATCACAACACAAAGATGCTTTGGTGGTAGATAAAGAAATTACTTTTATGAGTTGTATCATTCAAATTGTAGGAATTTTATGATAAAATTAGAAACAGATTCTCTTGATGTGTTATTAAGAACACAACCTAAACTAATGGTAATGTTTGGTACTGATTGGTGTGGGAATTGTGATATTCTTAAACCAGAGTTTGAAAGAGTTTCTAACGAGCACAAAGAAATACCATTCATATTAATTAATCCTGATGAATCACCAAAGAGTAGAGAATTAGTAGATTTAACTGATATACCAATGGTGGTTGCTTTTTATAAAGGAAAAGAAATATTTAGTAAATATGGAAATAAATCTGAGATTGTAAATCAGGTTTTAAACTCATTAATACAATGAGGTTATATTATAGTTTTGATTCTCGATTACAAGGAAATAATGCCATATCTCGAATTTATGATGGAAAAGCAGATTATATTTTAGATTTGTATAAGTTTACAATGGGTCTATCAAAAGAACTTGGTAATGAGATAATATTTTATGGTGATACTAAATCAATAGAATATCTAAGGGGATATTATGATTCATCTGTTTGTATAGATGATGTTGATATTAGATTTATAGATGATTTAAAAATGTACATACATTCCAAAGAAGGATTGGATTGTTTGACTATTGATGGAGATTTAGTACTTCACAAAAATATAGAATCAAATGGAGGTGATGTGTGGTTTGAACTTAAAAGAAGATTTGATTATAAAAAATTCGCAACAAATAGAAATGTTGAGTATATGTATAAGTATCAATTAGCATTTTTTAGAAAAATAGTTGATAAAGTGGTTGACCTTAACTTTGAATGTGAATCATATATAAATGTTGGGTTAATTAAATTTAATAATCAAAAAGTAAAAGATTATTTTTTAGATTCATTTTATAAACTAAGAACTTTGTATATAAACGAGGTTTCTACTAAAATGAATAAAATTAAAATACCATCTCATCCAAATATGAGTCCAGTTCCAAGCTTAGTACTTACACAATATAATTTTGCTTGTATAGAAGAAAACAATCCATCGTTTGATGTAAGATATTATAATGATTTATATGTTAAAGAAAATCCCAAAAACGCAACATATAAAAGTGAGTATTATAATCATTTTATAGGAGATTCAAAATGGAAAGATACAAGACTAATTAATAAGGTATATGAATATATTTCACAAAAAGAATCAAATAATTTGGATATATAAAATATTTTTCGTATATTTGTTATATATAAAATTTAAGATATGAAATACGACCACAATAACCCACTTTCAGACGAAGAATTAGATAAGTTAGGTAAAGAAGATTTTGATGGATTCTTGGAATACCTTGATGGTAAAACCGAATACATGAAACAATTTACCAAACCTCTTAGTTCTTACCATACCAAAAGATTTGCGGCATTAGATGCTGCTATGAAGGGAAAAAAACTTACTGATAAAGAATTAGAATATGCTGAAAAGATTGGTAAGGAAAATGAAGAAAAGGCTAAAGAGAAAATAGCTGATAGGTTAGAGGAATATGAAAAAAATCATCCTAAGTACAGAGATGAAGGAATTAAAAATATAAAAACACATCGTTCTCAATGGTTCGATTAAATATTAATTATGGCAAAAATAGTAGGAATGGGGGGTAATCAACAACCCCAACAACCAAAAATAGATTTATCAAAAGCAAAAGAAATTACTTGTTCTTGTGGTGGTTCTATTTTTATAGATGGAAATAAGTTTCTAAAAGTACCAAAGATAGCAGCTGGTACTCCACAAGATTTACTAATACCAGTACAAGTTTATTTGTGTGGTGATTGTGGAGAAATATGTGAGGAATTATTACCAAAAGAATTCCAAACAAAATAATGAATAAACTTTGGATTTATGGGGATTCATTCTCAACCGATTATACTCGAAAGTTTGCAAACTTAGAAGGTAATACTTGGTATGAGTATATTTCTGAGCATTTTAATTTGGAGATAAAAAACTATGCAAAAAATGGACATGGGGTTTTATCAGTTATTTGTCAAATATTAGAATCTCATATTCATTGGAACGAAAATGATTTAATCATAATTGGAGTTCCTGATTTATTTAGAATAGATGTTCCACAAATAGATGATTGTATATTGATTGGTGATTTGCAAAATGATGAGGGTTCAAAAATAAAATCAATATCTGAAAATTTATCAAAAAATGGAACTGACTGGGTAGAAGAAAATTCGTTAAATATATGGAATGGATTTTCTAATCTTTTAAATCACAAAAATCTATATACATTTTATATTCACCCAAAAGAAAGATTAAATCAAATAAATTCTTTACATAATGGTTCAGTTATGGATTGGATTTTTAAAACAAAATCATATATATCAGAGGGGGATAAACACTTTTCACCCAAAGGTGCAAAATCTTTTTATGAATATATTTTACCAAAAATAAGTTATGGCAAGTAAAACACTTTTTGACCACATAAAGGCAGTAACACAATTTCAAGACCCAAATTATTGGGATAAGTTGGATGATACAGATAAGCGTACCTGGTCAAATTATATGATTCATCGTTTCTTATCTATGAATCCTGATTGGATAGAAGTTCTTTCAGAAATACAACCCTACACACAAGTATTAGAACCCAAACAATTATATCTTTCTCTTATTGGTATTATACCAAAGGGTAGATACTTTTTAAAATATACTAAAGGTAAAAAAGATAACAAATATGAATCTTTTTTAGTTGATTTGATTAAACAAGATTTTATGTGTTCTTCTAAAGAAGCTGAAGATTATTGTGAAATACTTTATTCAACAAGAGAGGGTAGAGAAAATATAAAATACATTTGTGAAAGATATGGTATTGATAAAAAACAAATAACTAAACTGAAACTCAAAGTATGAGTGATACTTTTTGTATATTACCATATATTCACTTTTACACAGAACCAAAAGGTGAAGTCAAACCTTGTTGTATAGCAGGAGGATTTGATGAACCTTTAAATCTCAAATCCATGTCCATTGAGGAATCTTTTAACTCACCTCAAATGAAACAACTTCGTAAAGATATGGAAGAAGGTAAACGAAATAAGGTTTGTGATGTATGTTATAAACGAGAAGATGCAACAGGACATTCTCCACGAGTAGATGTGTTTAATACAAATGAACTTTGGAAAAAGCCAGAATTAAAAGAGGATTATTCAGTACCTTCTGATTTTCAACATATTGATATTAGGTTTTCTAATTTATGTAATTTCAAGTGTAGAATGTGTAATCATGATTTTTCATCTCATTGGTATGAAGATATGAAAAAGATAAGACCTAATGGAGTTAGAACTACAAAGGTTTTAAAAGCAAGTGAAACCATTGTAGAAGATTTAATTCCACATTTATCTAAAGTAAAAAGTTTTTATTTTGCTGGTGGTGAACCTTTAATAATGCCAGAACATTATAAGGTTTTAACATATCTTCATGATA